ACAGCATCGGGGCGAAACGCCTTAATAAATAGACTGAGATTGCGTACAACATGTGAATCTTCGTAGGGACATTGCAGGTCTGGAATGACTACGGTTCGTTTCATTAATCCTCATCGTCGTCTTCGTAAGGTAGGCGATCCACTCGGTCCGGGATCGATGGCATAAGCCAGTCTGGGTAAGCATCTCGGTCAGTAATAATCGCCAGACATAGATCAACGGCAAAACCTGCTCGCCTGAGACTCTTATAGAACTCATGCATGCAAATAGCGTATTGATCGAGCTGTGAGTAAGTATCGAGATCGATGACTTTCTTTCGTGCCATGGTAAAAATTATCGCTCTAAGAGGATGTTATAAATCTCATCGACACGCGAGTTAAGTCGCTTAATTTCCGACAGTAGATGCGTGATCACATAGCCTGCAAGCCCACCGATTACGGCAAGGCTGGCGAAGTACAGAGTGAAGAAGTTTTCTTGGGTCATTTCTTCTTTTCGACAGTATCGACTGCCGCCTCAAGAGAATCGACGATGATCTCGCCAATAGCCTTCTTAGCTCGATAAGACTTGATCGCCTGACGAATCACAGGAATTGCAATAAGTCCTAGTGTTGCGTAGATAATTGCTTCCATTATTCTGTCTCCTGATCTGGGATGTCGAGTTCTTCGATTATGTTGTTATTTGGCTTGGTCTCGTCATAGCCGCCGACGCCGTAGGTAATCATCTTCATCATGTACTCCGTAGTCCGACCAAAGGAATTTGTAGCACGCTTGATGGTGAAACAGCCGTCGCAAAACCGCTCGACACATTAACATTCTGAGTGTAGCCCTGTGTGGCATTGTTGATCATGCTGCTAACCCCTAAATCAGGTGCAATATATCCAGATAGGTTACTGCCATAGAATGCATTGTTAGTACCTGCTGTTTGCGAATTACAGGCTAACCAATACCAACCAATCTCAAGTGTTTCCGAAATTGTTATTGTGTAGGTAGTGTTCGTCGCAGCAGGCGCAACCGTTCCAGCGTCTAGTTTGACTGTAGATGGAAAACCATTATCGTTGTTGTATATTCCCAACCGAACCACTCCAGAACCAGCCCAAGTGGAGCCTGAGACAATTGCAATTCGATCAAATGTATTAGATTTTCTTACATAAAATGGCATGTAATAAGTTCGGTCGAGAACCATTGCACTGTTTGAAGAAAGTGAGGCTGGTATTGCCGTTCTATAGAATCGATTGGTTCGATATCCAAAAGGCTGCATTGATATTACAGCCGAATCATAAGCAGTCTTAACTGCAGCAGGAGTCGCAGCTGTAGTCGTCGATGTTGATGCTACTGAGTCGGTAAGTTGCAACGCACCAGCGGCAGAAGTAGTACCAGCCGAAATTGAAAGATCGGCAGCACTAGAAGTTCCAGCATTGGTTAGTGGAGCATTGACTGTGACTACGCCAGATGGGCCTTGCGCTCCAGTATCTCCTGTGTCGCCTTTAGCACCTGTCGCGCCTGTTGCTCCAGTATCACCCTTGTCGCCCTTGTCGCCTTTAAGTCCAGTTGAACCGATTGGACCTTGTGCGCCCTGCGCTCCTGGGTTGCCTTGAGTGCCTTGTAAACCTTGTGGGCCTGTTGGTCCCTGTGGTCCCTGAGGACCTTCTGGACCCTGTGGACCAGGTGGGCCACCTGCGTCGCCCTTGTCTCCCTTTTCGCCTTTAGGACCAGGAAATAGGTTATTAGAGCTGATCGTTACGCGACCCATTACTTACCACCTAACATCGGGATATTAAAGAACGAACTATCTGTATCGCCCGCTTTAGTGAAAGAAACATGGAGATGATGATTGTGCGGATTAGATCCCTTGTAAGGTCTCCAACGCCAGCCCAAGCGAGACGATGCAATTCGTCCTGCGAAGATGATGTAAGACACTCGCTTTTCTCCAGCCTTGGCCGCGAGTCGAATCTGATCTGCAATATCTGGCATGAGGTCGGGCTTGCCTGACTTATGGACATCTCGATCGACATCGATGGCTCTAACAATTCCAGTCTCTCGATCAGGATTGTGGTCACTAGGACGCGCTGAATGACGGAGATCGCCGATCCAACCATCGGAACGCCTATCACGATCAGGGAAGGAGTCATCGAACTGTTCCCTTAATTGTTGGCCTGCCTTACAGAGTATCGGGTTCATCTACAACCTTTGGAAAGAATGCAGCACCGTCGATGCCGTTGTCGTAATCCCAGCCTTTTGAATAATCGACATACTTGCTTGGGTTCTTTTTTAAGTCTTTTGCATCAACATCTACAACGACATTAATAACCTTGTTATCTTCAACAATTGCCCACATAATTACACCCAATATTCGATATCGATAGAACCTGAACCGCCTGCGCCACCTGCGCCTGAATTACGCCCACCTGCTCCAGCGTTATCTGCACCTAAAGTATTTGTCCCATTAGTAGCACCGCCGCCAGTTGGAGCAGTTCCACCATTACCACCTGATGCGGAAGTTGCACCTGTGAATGTTGTAGTACCGCCTGTTCCACCTGATCCCGGCACGTTCGATCCAGCAGTTCCACCGCTACCTATTGCGTATGCAATTGATGCACCGGGAGTAACTGAGAGAGTGCTACTTATAATTTCGCCACCATGACCATCATTACCGGGGATGCTAGATCCACCGCCTGCGCCGCCGCCACCGCCACCTCGAAGTGTTACATTGAGATAAGTAACGCCAGCAGGAACGGTATAAGAAGTACCAGATGTAAGTGTAAGTAATCTACGAGTTGGATACTTATCTGGAAAAATTGATTGAGCCATTATGCAAGCTCCGTTCCAAACGCTGTAAAGGTCAAAGCGTTAGAAGTGCCAGTCTGGACTGTTAATACATCTGTTGCAGCTAAAGCGATTCCAAAAGTAAACGATGCTGTTGAATTGGCTGGAACTGATACATCGTAGAGAATCGCGTTACCTGCCGCCGCTGCTGCTCCTGCAATACGAGCAAAGACGCGGGCTGTCGCAGCTGTGCCAGTTACATTAGCCACAGTCAGAGTTGAAATAATCTGAGACTTTGACGCCCCAACGGTAATTAGATCGACGTTAGAAGTCGATGATGGAGCAGATTGCCCAAGGATTTTATAGGTTGAAGTGGCCATTAGTTATGCTCCCATGAGTAGGAATGGATGAATGATGTTGCCTTGAAAGTTCTCAATTTTATTGAGTGAGGTATCGATGGCGTTGCCAAGGGTACGCATAGCAAGTGCGCCATCCTTAACGAAAGATGTGTTGTCTGGCTCAGTCCAAGCATAGTAGGGGCTAGTTGCCAAGGTGTCTCCTATTAGTCATCGTAGGTGGTCCATTGTACCGTAGCCCCGACCGCATTCCACGTAAGAGCCGCTGAGACATCTTGCCATCGAGTAGGGGTGAAACTGTAGGTATAGTCGGTTGTGTTAAGAGTCAAGATCATCTCGTATTGATTGATCGAGAATGTATAGCCTTCGACGAACCCTCGATAAGTCGTATTTTTTAGGGCGATTGGCAGGGCTGTTATTTGGATTGGCTCACCCATGGTCATGTTGATATAGAAGTCTTTGAGAGCATCTGAGACATTAGATGAATTGATTGGGATGGTAAAAGAGCTGAGAGAGGTTCTTGGGTAAGCGCGAAGGGTTATGTATCTATCGGCTTGTAATTGAGCATCGGTCGATTTATGCAAGGTATTAGATATTGATCCATCTACTTGGCCAAAATCAGCAATACTCGTAGAATCTGTCGCTGATACTGTTCCAGAATCATAGGTCAAGGTAATATTATTTAAGATATCTGCCAGAGTCTTTTGGCTCGATACATTGCCCCACAGGATGTGATTATTAGGGATGACTGTATATCCATTGGCTTTAGCGTCTGTCGTTCTGCGAGACTCATTGGCGAAGCCGACCTTACCTAGTGAAGTCTCATAGATGTATCCGAATGCCTGCTGACCGAATGAAGCAGCTAGTGAGTAAGCATCTGCTGGAGAACCTGATCGAGCCGCGAACTCATAGATCGCTGGGCTATCTACTACATCGATGGTCTGGCCTGCATCGTTGAAGATGCGAGTCATACGATCTGTATCCATCTCCTTAGCCCAGTTTGATCCACCGATGATCTTGCGAGACATCTGGGAGAACGGGCCGACGGCTGTGATGGTCTGGACTGCATTAGTCCCGATTGTGCCTGAGCCTGCTAGGTTATTATCAACGCTTGTGATCTTGCCTGTAAAGATCGTGACGTCTGAGCCTGCGACGTTCTTGACCTTGATCGCTACTACTTGGTTCATCTCGAAGCCATAGTCTGTGTTAGCAGTATTTAGAATCGAGATACGAGCGTAAGAAGATCGAGCCTGTTCCCAGACTGAAGTTCTGCCATAAGATATCTGAACGTCTGCAAGCGTGATCGACTTACGATCTACTCCATTGACTGTGATAGTTGGTTGGGGAGTCCAAGGCATTATGCACCCACCAGTAGAGAGGCTCCAACCTTGTTGAACGTGCCTGAGAGTGTCGCTTCACGATTGAGAATCTGAGTGATCTGACGAGCTGTGGAGATTGGATCGATTGCGCCATTGACGGTGATATTGATGACGTTGCTACCGCCACCACCGAATGCGCCATTAGGAATGATGTTGCCTGAACCTGAAGGCGTGAATAGTTCTGGGCCTTGCTCGCCTACGAGATAAGTTGTACCGCCTACGACTGGGCCACCAGCGGCTCGACCACCGCCGAACATTCCACCGATAGCACCACCGATCTTTGAGCCTAGGCTGATAAGTGTCTGGAATCCACGGATGAGTGTACCGACTACATCGACGACTGTGGCTAGAGCAGTTCCAATTCCTTGGATGGCGATCTTAAATACTCCACCTAGGAATGGAGCAACGTACTTCTGAATAAACTCTAATAGGGCTTGGAACTCTTCTTTGTTATCTGATACTGCGCCTTTAATCTTATCGAAGGCAAATTGGATGCCTTGGAAGACTGGGATGAAGATTGACTTAGCAGCTGTGACGAATGCATTAAGAGCCTTGCTAATTCCCTTTTCTCCACCGATTGAATCGATAAAAGTTTGGACGCCTGGCACTACCTTCTGAACGATGAAATCCACCAAGGGAGTAATAGCATCGAGAACGAATACGCCTACTGTTTCCTTGCCTTCATCGAAGGCGATCTTAAGGCGATCCATTTTGCCTTGGAATGTATCTGCCTGCTTTGAGGCTTGACCCTCGAATGTCTTAGCAAGTTTGGCAGTAATCTCTTCCATGCTCATTGACGCTAGTTCAGCCTTGGATAGACCAATACCTAAACGTCCTAGTGATGCAGTATTGCCCTCAGCTGCGCGAGCCATGGCATTAGTGACGGCTTCGAGTGACTTACCGCTACCAGCGGCGACATCGATGGCGATGGTCTGTAACTTCTGAGCTGCTTCAACGTCTTTAGTTGCTTTAACTAAACGATCGAGGCTTGGACGAAGTTCATCGTCTGTGACGCCTTTAGCCAGAGAAGTCTTTAGGATGTATTGCTCGGTGGCCTTGATCTGGGCATCTGTGGCCCCAGTCACGTTCTTGAGAGATGTTGCTAAACGTATCTGCGCGGCTTCATCTGCGATTGCAGCCTTGACTCCATCGATGGCTAACTTGCCAGCGTAAGCGACTGCCGCGACTCCTGCCGCTGCGAAGGCGGCTCCTGCTATCTTGCCGAACTTAGTGATCTTATCGCCGAACGAATTAACATCGTTGGAGCCTTTAGCAAGGCTTTTGTTTAGATCATTTACATCCGCAAGGATGGAGAGTTTAAGGGTTCTATTGCCAGCCATTAATCGAACTCCTTAAGAATGTTATTGAATGCCGTCTCCCACTTTTCGAGGATTTCTGGCTGAATCTTCTTTAGTGTCGGATAGATAAAGTAACCGCTGTTCCCTCGGCCTTCCTTTGGTGAACGCTTTGGGAATTGCTTGTACTTGTAAGAACCGAACTCTGTGCCATAGAGCAAGTCTAGAGTAGAACCGCCACCCGAATACTTCTGGCTGGCGAACCCAATCCTTAACTCACCTATCTTGGAACTTTTAGAAACCTTGATACCTAGAGCAATTTTCAAAGAAGAACTTTGATTTCTCGATACCAGAGCCGCGCCATCGACGATGCTGGATTTAGCGAACTCAGCCAATGCTGAGGATTGAACTTTCGCTTCTTCCGTTGCCTTCTCATCCATAGCTTTGAAGGCGCGAAGAACTTGTCGGATTTCTTTCCGATTGTAAGCCTCGACCTCAGCTTGGTTCATTACGCTCCTTCAGTATTTCAATCGCCGTTAAAATATCTTCCGCAGATTCCCACTCCCTCATCGGGATGTGAGTTGCGATGGCTAACTCAACTAGGAGTCGGCCGATACTTCCTCGGCTATGGCTTTTGGGCTATCAGAGTTCACATCCACATCTTCCACGCTTTCCATCCAAGCATCGAGAGGCTTTACAGGTTGCCCTGCTGCTTCTCGCTTCATGGCACTGTGCGCTACGAATAAGATGTCCCACATTCCAGAGAAATCTGAGATTGACTTCTGACTAGCTTGTTCCCATTTTGCGAAGTCAGGTGGATAGGCCACATAAGTAGCCTGATCCCCGGACCGATATGTAATTGTTATTGCTTTTTTCATCTTTGCTCCCGTTGGTTAGATTATGAGATGGTTAAAGTTGGCTTTGCTGTTCCCTGTAGAACGAATGTGATTGACTGAGCATCCTTGCCAGTTCCAGAAGCATCTGGGAATACTGGAAGAACGTTACCTGTGAAGACTGCGCCTGTGGCAGCTGTGAAGGTGTAAGCAAGTGAAGTGTTTGGAGCAGATGAAGCTGCTGTCCACATAGCCTCGCATAGTGAAGAAGCTGCGCCCCAGTCAGCAAGCATGGTTACTGAAAGAGTTGCTGTTGTGTCTAGCGCGAAATAAACCTTGCCATCGATTGTTTCGTATTCATTGCGCTCTAGGCTGGTCTGAAGTGTTGTTGAAGTTGTTTGATCGCCGTATGCCTTGCTATCGATTGTTAGCGAGATGTCGCGACCTGTGATAACTGTTGTTGCCATTTTGTCTCCTTAGACTGTTCGCGTGTAGTGTGTACTAACGACGATATCGGCTACGAGCAGATTGCTTGCGCCTACTTGTGTGACGGTTGGACGTTGGACATCGCTCACTTCATAACCTGCTGGAATGGCTAGTACAACGCTTTCGATGAGTTGCTCGATGTTGTCGAGCGATGCTGGATTGCTTGAATAAGCAACGCAGCAAGATATAGTGAAGTTGAGTTTGCACTTGAAGGTATTGTTACCGATCGTGTCGAACTCCATGTAAGGTGAAGATGGGACGAGAACTACCGCCGGGACTGGGACGTTCTCTGGGACGTATGAGAAGACGTTAGCTGCTACTGACCCAAGTGCTGTAGCAAGTGGAGTGCGAACGGCTGAAAGAATAGTTGAGGCTGGCATTACTGGGCGATCGTTCCGACATCGACGAGTGAACCTAATAGACCTACGCAGCGATTGTAAAGTGATCTGCCCATGCGGAATGGCGATGGGCTAAAGTCCACGCCTTCGATCTGGCCACCTGCTGCTGTGCGACTCTGGAAGATTTCGACAGAGACGACTAGGACGGCTGATTCTACTGCGCTATTTCCGACATAAGTCGATGCACCAGTAAGGGTAGCCAACCCTGATGGGATGATGTTCTTAGAGATGATATCAGCGTTAGTTATTGCCGCTGAGAATGAATCGTCATCGAGTAAGTCTGTTGTGATTGTTCGAGTGCCATTGAAAGGGCTACCGCATCCGCTGATAACTACGGACTGGCCTTCTCCGAATGGGTTCATCTGAACTGTTGAGAAGTAAGCGACGTTATTGTTAAGCGAGACTGCATCGATGGCGACCGAGTAAGTCACGAGCATTGGCAGGATGATTGCTTCTGCACTATCGATGATGTCTGATAGAACTGCGTCCGAATACAGAGAGGAAGAAACGCCAAGGGTTGATCGAAGCTCTGAAGCCGTGATAATTGTTGGCATTTCTATCCTCTCGGTAAACGACTGGGGGAGCGATCGGGAGCAACCGCCCCCCCATGATTAGTGTTTGACTATGCAGTCATGTTGTAACGACGGATCGCAGGCCCCACCTTGGTGGCGATTGCGTAGTATCCGTAGACAGCAACCTGTAGGCGGCCGTTAGCAAGTGCTTGGACTTGAATCTGAGTCTTTGGAGCCTCATAGAATGTAACTGCTTCTGGAACTACCAAGAATGCAGAATCATCGATGAGTGTTGTTACAGACATGTGTGGATCAACGAATAGGTTGAGACCCATTACGTTTCCTGTGATGCTGTTTACGCCGACGTTTCCTGGGGCGTTTGATGGCTGAGCCGCTGTAAATAGTGGACGGTTTGTTGTGTCCTCAGCTGAGATGATTGTCTCCCACCATGCTGTGTTAGCGATGATGTTCTTGGCGAACTTTCCTGCTGCTGCGTAAGCTGCTGGAACTTCCTTGCCAATGAATGACTTGAAGCCTGCGATTGTTGTCGCTTGTGATGTTGCCTGTGTTCCACCAGCAACGAGAGCCGCTACTACAGCCTGATCTGTTGCCTTAGCGTAAGCGTAATTTAACTCCGAAATTAACTGGTTATAGAATTCCGGCGAAGATCGGTCCAGGAGTTCCCAGCTGATATTTTGAAGTCCGGCCGCTTTCTTAACATCCACAGTGATGTATGTACTTGCCATCTCTGTTCCGCCAAGTGCTTCGCCTTCTGTTGAAGAGCCATCGACTGTTGGTGCTGTTGAAAGCTTAGGAATTGTGAAAGACATTCCTGATGCTGGCAATACGCCACGAGAAACTGCATCTACGGCTGGACGGCCATCGATTGAAGTTGTTACGAACTCGTTTAGGTGTGGAGCGAGTGTAAGTCCTGTGTTTGTTGAAGTATCGTTTGTTGCTTTGACGATCATGCGTGCTTCGTCATCGCCCATTGCAGCCTTGATGTTCGCCTCAAGGAACTGACCTGCTGTGAGGTTAGTGTTGATGCGTGGAGTTGCGTAGAATGCTGGCTTTGGAGCAGCAGCCTCTACTTTGGTCGCTTCTACCGCTTCAGTTACGGCAGGAGCTTCTTGAACGGTAGTGTCGGACACTTGTTCTCCTTCTGTTGGTTGGGTTGCATCTGCTACCTCTTCAGGAGCAGAATCTTCTGATGCAGCGACTTCAGCAACACGCGCTGAATCGATTGCTGGGTCTGTGACCAATGATGTTTCGACGATAGAACTCTTGCTGATGACCATGACGCCATCTTGGTTGTCCCATGCATCGACCTTGACGCCGACTGAGAATCCATCGCGTAATCCAGTTGATGCTTCGATGAGGCTATCGTTTCCAGCCGCAGTCTCAGCGATCTTGAATGTAGCAACAATGCCGGAATCGGTGATCTCGTGTGCGATGAGTTTGCCGATTGGACGTGTGCGATCATGCTCTAGGAGCAGTTTGATGTTCTTGTTAAATTTGATTGAATCTGAAGCGAAGATAGTTGGACCAGCAGAAGTGTTGCCCTGCTCGCCCCATGTAACGATCTGGCCAGAGATTGTGCGAGATTGTGAATCCGCAGCTGTTAGTGTAATTGGGACTTCGATCTTCATCGGATTAGGTCCTCTTCCTCTTGAATTTGTTCAACGCTCATCGCGCCGATTGTGTTGAGTATCTGATAAACCTGAGCGCGCTCTAGTGCATTTCCACGAAGGAAATCGTCTAGATCGAAACGGATTTGAGAAGTTGATGGGCAGATGTCCGGGAGTGAAAGTCTGCTCTCGATCGCAGCCAAGATTGGGCGAAGCGAGAAGTCCACCAACGAACGACGTTCTGAAGTAGCGTTGGAGTAGGTCATAGAGGTAGTTTCTGCTGAAAGGAAGTAAGCAGGGATGCCTGAAGCTCTTGCTATCTCCAACGCCACATATTGACGAGCCTCTACGAGCTGAAGGCTCTTAGGATCGAATCCGACTGACTGCATTTCTACATCTGCATTGAGGAACGCTGTTGATCGAGTAGCGCGAGAATTGCGCCATGCTTCGAGAAGTTTAGCGATGCGCTCCGAAGTTAAGTTAGTTCCGTTGCTCTTAAGAACCATCGATGGGACTGGCTCTTTAGCGTATGAGAGTGCAGCCTTCTCTAGTTCGATCGCTGCCACTACTGTGCGGCCTGCTCGATTGATAAATCCTTCATCTGCGCCATCGAAGCGAATAACTGAACCGACGCCAGCGATAGGAGCAAGTCTGCCATCGACTTCATAGCCTTCGATCTCGTTCATCGCTAGGTTGTACTTAGGATTGACGCGCTTAGGATCAATACGAGTCCAGGAGCGAACGCGGCCATCTTCTGCATAAGCATCGAGGACTAATCCGAACCCGACGCCGTATAGCCAAATATCTTCAGCGAGCCAGTTGTAAACAACGAATCCTGAAACGCGTGGGTCTGGTTGATTGATAACTCTTAAAGGCTCGATGTGTGCGCCAGTAAACTTGTTGTATTGCTCAAGCGGAAGCGATCCGATAGTTCCACAGATGATGTTACGGGCGCGAGCGACCGCAGGAACCGACATAGCGGATGCGCGATCGACTGTCGTTGGAGCATTGAGTAATCCATAGACAGAAGTTGAAAGATTGAAAGGTTGTAGAGAGGCTTCAACATCGGTGAACTTTTCAGTCACGGATGGAGCCCCTAGAAAGAATTCTTTTAGTCCCATTAAGGAGTATTGTACACTATGTCCGATTTATCCCACTACGATGTCGTACTCCGCTTCTCCGCGAGTCGCAAAGTGGCAGACCATAGCCATAGCAACGGCCGCGCAGATCGTGGCATTAGATACCTTGCGTCCCAGATACCAACCACCATCCTTAAACGGAAGTTTTACAGCTGAGAGGACTTGTCTTGTGAACTCATCTTGCTCTGGATGGAAAAGCCGTCCTGAAGTGATCGCGGTAAGCATTTCGTCGCAAGCTTGACCATATACGCTGCCATCGATAGCCGTAGTAGAGATACCTGCTGGCGATAATAAAGCGGCAATAGCCCCGGATGTTTGGCGACTATAAGCAACCGTCTCGGTCTGGTATTTGCGTACCCAATCCGCGACGTCGTTTGCAATTTGCTTAGCATCGAGGTTGATTGGGTTCGTCCACGTTTGGAGTAGAACGACATTGATGTTGTCTCCTTCTTGTTGGGCTGCTACTAGTGAGCCTTCTTGCCTGTTCGGACTGAGATCGATCGCCATCCATGTGAGAGCTTCTCGATCTAGTTTGAGGTCTTTCTTTGCGCCTGCATTCCAGTTACTTGGATTGATCGCTGGATTAACTACTGATACCCATTGGCATAGGAGTTCGGTTCTTACAATAGATTCCTCATCGGACATGGCCGCTTCGAGGTTATCTAAACTGATTGTGTATCCTGCCGATGGATTGGCTTGCATCCAAGCGTTCTTATCTCGGATGTCGCACCCGGGCTCTGCACTCCACTCGAACCAACCGATGCGATCATCTGCACCAGCGGCCGCAGCTAGTCCACGTTCTCGAAGTCGATTGAGAACGATCGAATGTTGATCCCCGGCATTGGAGAAGATCAAAGTCTGTGGGTTGGGGGTAGCCATCTGGGTATATCGAAGCGATGACCAGACTTCATCGTCATGGAACTCTCGAACCTCATCCATGTAGATCGTATCTGGAGCCGCAATACCACGAGATGCTGAGTTATTGGCTCGCACCAAGTAACGGCCCCCAGACTTTAACTTGATCTCCTGCGAACCCTTGGACTCGTACTTCTTGCCGAAGTCATCGACCAGTTTGGCGTGGCTCTGGATCGTGTCGTCGATCTTCCAGAAGATTTCACTCGATGTAGTCAGTTTGTGAGCTGTGTGGACTTGTAACTTCTGCCCCAGAGCGAACATTCTCCATAGAATCATGAGTTGCATGAAGGTAGATTTACCATTCTGGCGACTGATAATGACCCCTACTTCCTTGAAATACCATTTGTCGTCCTCGGTGACTTTGCAGATTTCATGGGCTAAGAATTGTTGCCAAGGTAGCAAGGTGAACCCGATTGACTCGCACCACTCGATGAAATCGATGCCATAACTAGGTAATTCTGGGGATTTAGTCCATATTCGGGGTTCCGTCACACCTCGGTAAGCCGTTTGAGGCCCTTCTGAGCCTATTTCAGCCTGATCAGGTGTTATCACTCGGAATCATCCTGATAGTGGCTTATTGAGGCGTTTTTCGGGTAAAAAGAACCAA